ATGGGTAGAACTAGAACAATGGAATAAATCTGTTGTTGTTCAGGGATTAACTAAAGCAGATACCGTAGAAATAAACGAACTATCTGAAAATGAAGATGGTATAAGAGATGATGTTTTATTTGAGAAGTATTTACTCTTAAAAGGATTAAAAGATCCTGAACTTGAGTCATTAGAAGATGTTGATAAGTTTTACTCTAAAGCAAGTCCACAAATAATCGATCAGATTCTTTTAGGTGTTTATAAGTGTATGGCATGGACAAAGGAGGATCAAGCTAATATAGCGGATCAATTTCGAGAAGAATGATGAAATCGCTTTTGAATTTAGATTAGCGTTAGATCTAGGCATGACGGTAGATCAACTAAGAAAACAAATGTCCGTTAAGGAGTTTGAATCCTGGAAGTTATACTACATAGATAAGAATAAAAAGGAAGCTAAAGCAATGACAGAAGCTCAAGCAAGAGGAAAGTTAGGGAGGAGATAAATGGCTAGTGCAGTACTAGAGATGATCCTTAAACTTTCAGGAGTAGATAAAACTTCAAGAGGTCTTGATAAGGTTTCTAACTCTGCTAAAGATTTAGATGATACTGTAAACAATTCAACTAAATCTAATCAAAGATTTGGTAAGAGTATGTCAGGTCTCGGTAAAGTTGCAGTTGCTGGTGGTGCTATATTTGCAGGTAAAGTTCTATTTGATTTCTCTAAACAAGCAGTAAATGCAGCAGTTGCAGCAGATGAGGCAGCAGCAGCTTTTGGTACTACATTCGGAACTGCAGCAGATAGAGCAACACAATTCTTAGAGGGTTTTGCTAATAAAGCAGGTTTAACTGTGGGAGAGGCACAACAACTTCAAGCTACTTTAGGTGCAGTTGCACAGGGTATTGGTTTTACACAAGAAGAATCCGCTGATCTTTCTATTGAACTTACAAAAATAGCAGCAGACGTTGCATCTTTTTCAAATATCTCCGCTGGCGCCGAGCCAGTTCTTCAGGCATTTCGCTCCGCGCTTGTAGGCGAGCGAGAGGCGCTTAAGACTTATGGCATCGCCATTACCGAAGCTGAGGTGCAAACCAAAGCGTTTGAACAAACAGGGAAACTCAATGCTGATCAACTTACACGACAAGAAAAAGCATTTGCTACATTAGCACTTATTCAACAAAAAGCAGGAGTTCAGATAGGAGATCTTGATAGAACTTTAGATTCTTTTGCAAACCAATCAAGAGCAGCAGGAGCAGAACTTAGAGAACTCAAAGAGGAGATAGGTACTGAACTTATTCCTGCATTACAAGAAATGTTGCCAGCATTTAGAGAGTTTGTTGAGGATATATCTCCTAGTGTTATAGATGCTTTTACTCTTATTGCAGAGGGTACAACTAATCTATTTTTAGCTCTTGATCGTTTAGGAGATGTAGATGAGGGTTTAATATTTTTAATACGTAATTTTTCCGATTTAGCAGATGAACAAAGAGAACTTAATGAAATGCAGAAGTTTCTAAATAGAACAACCACAGAAACTATCGTTAAAGAGGCATTACTTACACATAAAGCAAAAGAACTAAGGCATGCTACATTTCTTCAAAGAATAGAGTTTGAAAAAAACGCAGTGGTATTAAAGAAACAAGCTATTCCGACATTACAAAAATATTTAGAGTTTGTAAATTTACTAAAGGGAGATGAGGATGATCTTTCAGATTCAGAATCAGGATTAAAAGATGCTAAAGAAAGAGTAACTGAAGCTACTAGACAAGAGGCATTAGCAACAGCAGAAGAAAGACTACAAAAGAAAGAACTACAAGCACAAATTCAAGAACTCTTATTTTTCCAGGAAAAAGGAGTAAATGTTAGTGAAGAACTAGCAGTAGCACAAGAAAAACTAAGACTTGTTGAATTTGAACTTACAAGAGAATCACAAGAGTTAAGAGACGCAAAAAAAGAAGTAGCAGATATAGAAGAACAGTTAGCAGCAAAAGTTGAGACATCTACCTCAAAATTGGATAAACAAGTAGAAACATATTTGAGACTAAATGAAAGAGTTGAGACTTTTAAAGATTTAGCAACAGATGAAGAGTTCATGAAAATAGCTACGGCATCTGGAGTATCTAACGGTTTCTTAGCTACGGGATTAGGTTTATTAAGTGAGTTAGCAAGTGTTCAGGGATTAGCTGAAAGAGCAAGAGAAATGGAAAGATTTGCAGATGCAGCACAAAGATTACAAGATGGTGCTCCAAATGTTCCTAGAGTTTCAGTTCCAACTCCTAGCGGTGTAACTCCTAACACTTCAACAATGATTGCTGATCAAAGATTATTAGACATGGCTCAAAATATTGAAGTAAATGTTCAAATAGGAGACGAAACCTTAGAAGATCTTGTAGTAACTACATCTAAAAAAGCAGAAGATAAATCTGCATTCTTTTCAAGATTAGTTGCATCCGGAGCTGAATAGTGTCAGTAGCTTTTGATTCAGACGTAACAATAACCTGTGAAATAGCTTTTGATTCAGATCCTTTAGATTCTTCACAATCATACACGGATGTTTCATCTTTTTTACGTGGTTTTAAGACTACAAGAGGAAGAGCGTCAAACTTAACACAGTTCCAACCAGGATCTGCTATAATTCAATTAGATAACTCAGATAATAGGTTTTCTCCTAATCAAACAACACATTATTACGATTCATCTAATAATAGATCTAAAGTACAACCTCTTAAAAGGATAAGGATAAAAGCTGCATATTCAGGTACAACATATACTATATTTACAGGTTTTGTAGAAAGTTTTCCTGTTAGTTATGGAGGACAGGGTGCAGACTCAGTAACAAATATAAGAGCAGTAGATGTTTTTAAATTATTGAATAATGCTACTTTAGACTCTGTTGGATGGAAACTTGGAACATCTTTACTTGGACAAACTACAAGACTTGCATTTGGACAAGTACAAGAATTATCGTCTGTAAGAGTTGCTAATATTCTTAATTCTTTTGGATATACAGATCAATCAATATCAACAGGTCAATTACAAGTACAAACACAACCTACAACAGATACATTACTTGCAGCTTTACAAGCAGTAGAAAAAGCAGAAAATGGTACATTTTTTATTGCAGCAAATGGAAATGCAACTTTTAGGGATAGAAACTTCCGATTAACAAATACTACAACTCCACAAGCTACATTCGGACAGGGATCAGGAGAACTAAACTATTCTGATATAGTTTCTTCGTTTGATGATACCAAGATCCGTAATACTATTCTTATGACAAGAACAGGTGGATCTCAACAATCTGCAGTTTCTGATGATTCGGTTACAAGATTTGGAACACATTCAAGATCAGAAACAGGAAGATTAAATATCCAGGACTCTGATGTATTATCTATTGCAAAACAAAAAGTAGTAGAAAACGATATTCCACAAACTACTGTAAGACAGTTAAAGTTCCGTCCACAAACAAACACTTCTATTTGGCCAAAAGCTTTAGGTTTAGATATAGGATCTTTTGTAGAAACAAAAGTATTAACTCCGTCAGGAACTACCGAAACCTATGAATTGTTTATTGAAAGTATTATTCATAGTGTTGATTCAAAAACTAAGACTTGGACATGGCAGATTGGTTTATCTCCTGCAGCAACAGGTGCATGGATTTTGGGAGTTTCAAAGTTGGGAATTGATACAAACATAAGTTATACTTAAAAAAATAAAGGAGAATTATGGCAGCAGGTGGATGGTTTGATTGGACAACCGGAGATCTAGTAACAGAATCAAGATTTCAAGACATACAAGATAGTTTAGTTTTTATATTTGCATCAGAAAGTGCTGCTAATACTGCGTTAACAAATAAAGTTGAAGGCACCGTGTTTTACGACACAACGGCAAATTTATTGAAGGCATGGTCGGGCTCAGCGTGGATCTCTGCAGAAACAGGAGATATTGAGGGTGTAACTGCAGGTACAGGTTTAAGTTGTGGCGGAACAACAGGAACAGTAACAGTAAACTTTGATCCTAATTCTCTTTCTGCAGGTACAGTAAACGTTGCAAACGACAGTATTGCAATAATAGATGCAGACGATAGCAATAATCCAAAGAAAGAAAGTATTGCTGATCTTGTTTCTGCTATCGCAGGAAGTAACTTAACGGCATCAAGTGGACAATTAAATGCGGCTGCAGGTGTTTCTTTAGGTTTAGTATTGGCTTTATCGTAATGAAAGAAAGGAAATAGACAATGGCAGACACGCTACACAGCGTTCAGGGCGTTCTAGGCACAAGTGCTGGAGACATAATAGATGCAGTTCCATCTTCGACAACTGAAACTGCAATAGGTATATTGTTATCGAATGTAAGTTCAAGTAGTGCAGATGTTACAGTAGATCTAAGTGTTACAAAATCAGGTGGATCATTAAGACACATTTTAAACAAT